ATCATAGCGTCATAATACAAGTCTCCTTTGTAGTCATCTATTAAATACTTTTCTCCAGACTTTTGTTTTATTGGTCTATATAAAACCGCCATTACTTTGTACATATTGTCCCAGTCTCCTAAATTAGAGTCTAAATCTACATACTCTCCAAACGTCATATCGTCTAGCTTAGGTATAAACCCAAATTCAGTATCTCCTATCTTGAATGTTCTTACTAATTCTGGTTGCTTATTCAGAGTCGTTGTAATAATGTTTACTATTTTACGGACATCAGATAGCTTATATTCTACCGCTTCAATTAGAGGCACTTTACAAAAGATTTCTAGTATCTTCTGGTGCATAAACACCTCACTGTAATCGTCCCCCTCATTAGCATCTATTACTTTTAGATACTTATTGTAATCCATTAGTGTGATTTCACTTAACTCGTTTGGTACTGTTAGTGTAAGTTTCATATTAATATAACGTATAAATTTTAGTTTTTTCTACATAACGGCATACTTTCCGAAGTTTGGTTTGCTTATTATACTGTATGTTCCGTAACGCACCGCATCTATAATGTGATTATTTCGGTCTTCTGGTACATTTGTTAGCTTACCACTCTTGTCTTCTAGCCATTTGTAGTTTCTGAATTCTTGTATAGCGTTAGTGCTATCTTTTGTGATATTTATTTTATATCGCTTCAACAAGTCGATACCAGCGTTCACCGAATCTCTACCTTTTATACTGCCCTTTACATTCCAGCCCATACGCTTCAACTCGTCATTTAATCTAGGCTCTGCTGAGTCTCCCCATATCATTTCCTTACGTATTCCTATCTGCTGAAACTTGTAGTGTATATCACGTCCAGTCATCATCGTTTGATATATGTGTTCTTGTATGTATAAATCATATCCTTTCTTCCATATACCTACTAAAGCCGTAGGGTCGTTAGAGTATCCATAATCCAACCCAAACGAAACAAACGTAGCGTCTTCTGGTATTTTATCCACTACATTGTGTGTGAATATAACAGATTTACTTACGCCCTTCAGACCTAGTCCGTATATCTGCCAGTATGTATCATCTGTATCTTTTAACCTCTCAATCTCTTTAACTAAATTCTCGTCAAGAAATGGATTGTCTAAGTATGTTGTAATGTGAAAGTCGCAGTCCTCTCGCTCTATTATCTCATCATATAGCCAGTGGTATTCATCCGATGGATTGTAGTCAATTATAATACGCTCACTTGTTCTTATGTTTAACTGAAAAAAGTCCTCCCAGTTTAATTCATTAGCCTCATTAATAAAAAGCAAGTCTCGTTTTCTACCACGTATTTTCTGCGGCTCATCTAAACTAACAAACTCAACGAGGTTTCCGCTGAGTCTGTATTCGTTTAGGCTTTTACTATGAAGTGCCTCGTTATATAGATTGTGTTGGTTTAATAAGTCAAAGAAATCTCTCATACTAGAGCCTCTAAGACTTGGTCCCGTCTTCCTACAAATAGTAATTATCTTACCGTTGTTTACCATACAATACTTAAATATTATCCATATCAGTATATTGTAGGTTTTGCCAGAACGTGTTCCTCCTTGCTCTACTACTATTCTTTTATCGCTTCGGTCTAAGTGACCAAAGACGCTATTAGTCTTTATCTGGATAGACGACTTCAATACTTATATCTAAATTACTTCCATCAACGCCAGTGATTTCTTGCCTCTCCACATAGCCTCGATTCTTAAACTTTGTTTTACATAAAAAAATTACTGCACTAGGGTTTCCGTCGTTTACTAACTCATAAAGTTTAGTCTCAGCGAAATCTCCTACTACATTCTGTATTTCTTCGACTCGGTCTTTAAACTCCTCATCCTCCTTCATCCACCTATAAGGTGTTGTTCTATCTATGCCTACTTGCTTCGCAGCTTGTGATACTATACCTAGCGCTTTTTCTAATGCAACAATAAACGCCTCTTTTTTAAGTGTTGTTTTTGTAGTTTTTTTATCTACTTTGTCTTCGGACTTTTCCACGCTCTACTGTATTTATGTTCTTTAATATTTAGTGCATCAAATACACCGTCTTTATATAGCAGTTCTACCTCTTCTTTAGTAGCTCCTATGTTTTTCTGTATATATTCCTTACTTACTTTATGGTCGTCTATTAGTGCTTTAATTATACTGTGCATTTTAAAAGCTACGTGACTACCCTTTGCTCTATTTATTCTTATAGTTAGTAGCATCCTCTCAGCTTCTGACAACTCCATTACTACGCAAGGTACTTTACCATTGTATTTTTCTTTTACTAATTTGCTACTCCTAGATAAATATGACCTATGAAATCCGTCAATAATCGTGAAGTCTTTGTTTATAAGGATTGGTTGTATCCATCCGTTTGTCATAAGACTTAACTCTAGTAGTTTTAATTCCTTGTTTAATACAACGTTAGGGTTGTAGTCGTTAGCGTTTAGCTTATCAACCTCAACCCATTGTACGTTTGCTATTGGTTCTTCTTTATACATTATGGTCTCTTTTTAATATTCCGAAATCGTGTTTATATACTGGTGGATACCTTTTGCCGTTTTTTATTTCTTTAAAGTATTGCTCCACTGCTTGTTTATTTCTTCTAACGCTATGGTGCATCATATGACACCTCCAGCATATAGGCTCTAGCGCTTGATTTATCTTCTCTACTTCTTCTGGGAAGATATGGATTGGAAATCTGTTAAATACTTCGGTTAGTGTATAGTATGTAACGTCATAGTCCTCATTATGCAAATGCAGTATACCGTCTTCTTGACCGCAACGTCTACATTTTCTTGGCTGAGGTATCCAACCCATTTTCTTAGCTTTGTTTGTTAATTTTAGTGATGCTTTTCTGAACTCTGGAGTCCAACCTTTGTAACTTTTCATTGTTATTATTTTATTTGTTTTGTGAATTCTTCCAAACGATAGCTAAAGCATTACGCAGTGAAGGATTGTAAACTACATATCCTTGTTCATCAAAAGCGTATGCTATGTCGTTACCTCTTATTGTTAATGTGTAAAGGTTGCCTTTGTAGAATTGTTTAGCTTGTGTTTTCATAATTTATAGTTTTAGTTTTACATATGTTATACCATTCTTACCGACCGACTGTACCTCGAATCCGCTTTTTAAATACTTAGGCAAACTCATTTCTGTACAATACGCAGACAATACGTCTGGCTTATACAATAAGATACGATTTATTCTAGACTCCCACAAGTCAGAGTATATCTTTCTTCCTCTATATTGTAATCTTACAAAATCAGTCTTTAGTCTTATATGTTTGTCGCTTATTTTCTGATACCCTACCACCCCTACTAAATTGTCATTTAAGTAATAGCCTAGATACTCAGTTTTTGTATCTTCTTTTTTTATTGCTACTCTGCTGGAGCGTAACTCCTTTGCAAACTTCTTGTAGACATCCTTATGTTCTAGTGGACATATTTTCATACTCAAAGTATATATCTTTTTGTTCTCCAGTAGGTTGTATTTCTCTTTTATAAGCGCCTCCTATGACCTTACCAAAAACATATAAGGCTGGATAACCCCCAAACACATTATTGTCTCTAGCGTTGTTCTTACGAGTCATACGCACCCTTGACACTTTCTTCATCGCTTCATTCTTTTGATGCTTGTCAGTTATGTTCTCTTCAATGTATCTATAAATCGCTTGCCAATAGTCTCCATTACACTTCTCTTTATATAATAACGCAATTTTTGTGGAATTTCCTTTAACTGCATCTTTATAGTATCTAGCTTGTACGTCTACCTCTGGCCATATGCTCATAATATTATTATATAGCTCTGGGTCTAGTGTTTTAACTTTGTGTAGTTGTTTCGCAGCCTCTGCGTGTAATACAGTAGCCACCCTTAAACTATCCTTGTTGAATATCTGCATATCGTAGACTTGACAATACTCTATATCATTGTCGTAGAAATACTTAAATATATCATTTTGTTTCCAGTCGTATATTGGTTTGCCTAATGTAGCGTTTTTCAGTGCTGGATTTTTAGTTAAATACGAAACCTTACTATTTGTTATACCGCTGAATCTTATCAAACTTTCATCAGCTCTAATACCCACCAGTGTACAAACTCTTCTGTTTTTCTTTTCAAATAAAACTTTATCAAACTTATACTGGTCGTAAACCCCTTTCAGTGTTATAGCGCAGTCTGGCTTAGGCACTACCCAGTCTCTGTTTTCATCCCACTGTATGTATTTCTTCTTCTCTCCTAATATGTATATCTCACTTTCTAGCTGAGTCGCATAATACTTAAAGTTGTACTTAGGATTGTCTACAAAAGTCAATACAAATTCTCTTACCGAAGTGTTAATTGTTTCCTCGTCCCTAAATATTACATTTATCTTATCCGTGTAGCCTTCTTTCTCAAAATACTCTTCAACTAATTTTAACATAGCCAAACTATCCTTACCTCCAGAAAAACTTACCCAGACTTCATCGTGACTATTATATATTTTGTCTATTCTATCTAGTGCAGCCTCGTACACATTTCTATCCTCGTATATTAAATCCTTAAGAGTCGCCATCTACATCAAATTCTATAAACTTTAATATTCTCTTGCTATCTGTAATTTTATTGTCGTCATAAACCTCTGCTATGTAACGTAAAACTCTTTGTGATATATTCTCTGAGTCTTTAAAGTTGTTTTTTAATCGCTTCAGAAAACCGTACCATATCTCTAGCTCATCTTCGTTTGTAAAGTATATAGTGTAGTCATTAAACTTTTCATTTGTTACTCCGTCAATAGTATCCGTATCTTTATCGTCTACATCCTTAAACAGTGCTGGATTCAAATCCATACCAAACGAGTCTAAAGTCATAGGGTTGTAGTCTACCGAAAGCATATCATAGTCCCACTCTCCGTAACTTAAATTGTCTTTTATTAAAAACTCTTTACACCACTCCTCATACGTCTTAGGCATTTTGCCTTTCTCTATTAACTTATCGTTCATCTTATCCGCCATATCTTGCGTAAAGATTTCTACTGGTATTTTCTTCCAGCCCAACTCAGTCATAGCTCTATACCTCATATTGCCTCCTATAATCTTATAGTCTACATCTAAAGTAATTGGCTTTAGTTTCATAAATTCACTAGCCTCGTCTACACTCTTGACTAGCGCCTTGTATTTTAAATCCTTTATGTATCTAGGATTGTTGTCATTTAGCTTCGCTTCGTTAATTGATATATGCTTCATATTCTGGTTTTAATTCGTTCATAGCCTCTTTTATATAGCCTCTTATTTGTTCTGTTTTTTCATCCTCTTTTTCTTGTAGCTCTGGAAACTTTAATCTTATAGCGTCCTCTTGTTCTATCTCCATACATAAGAGTCTGTATACTTTGTAGAATCTACGCTCATAATTCTGTACAGTATCAAAAAGTTTGTAAGAGTGCATCATTGTGCAGTGATTTTTACCTAAATAATCTCCTATTTTTTGATAGGGCATTAAGTGCGCATCTCTCAGTAACTTAGTAAATATTGCTCTTGCATATACTACATCTCTTTTCCTACTATTATCTTTAACATCAATATTTGTATAAAATAAAATTCTTTCTCTTATGTAGTCTAATGTTGTTTCGTCTATTATCATAATGTTCCTTTAATTAAAAATTCATTAACGTCAAAGTCTGACTTCTTGTACTCCTCGTAAACTTTGATTGCTTTCATAACCTCATCCTTACCCTTGTTGTAAAAATCCTCTGACACATCCCATACCGCTATATCTAAGTTCTTCTTGTCTATACAAAGAAACTTAAAGTCCTTGTAATCAACTCCAAATAACTCACAATATATATAAACTTGCAAATAATATCTGTACTTCTGTGCAGACCTATCAAAGTTTTTAACGTCAATAGTTGTCTTCAAGTCTATAATGCCACCAGACTTCTTAAATATGTCTGCCTTCGCTCTAAAAGGATAGTCGTTTATTAAACCAATAGCTGGTATCTCAGTCACGCTATTACGCATCATATCCATAGCCTTACTATTTTTGCTTAGTGCATCTACTAATCTTTCTGCATCGCTACGCTCCTTAGACGTAAACACATCTGGATACTCAGCCTTTGCTTCTCTAAACTTCTTAGTGTTCTTACTAGCTACATCAACAAACACAACGTCATCCATTTTCTCTGGCTCTAATATCATTGTATGAAATAACCAGCCATCTCTTAAGGCTTGACTGCTCTGCTCCTTACCATACTTCATAGCGTAATGATAAGTCTTAGGGCTATCCAATAGCAATTTTAAACTGCTGGATGAAAACACTGTCTTCCCTAAATACCCATAGTAAAACTCGTCTGAGTATGCGTTATCTATTAATTCTTTTATTTCGTGTTCCGTGTTATCTAATAGTTTTATCTTCATTGTTTTTTTCTTCTAATCGCCTAACCTTTGCGCTCAGTCCTTCAACTTGCAACCAAATCTTACCCAGAACATTCTCTAGCCTAGCAACTCTTTGTTTAGTGTTATACTTACTTTCTCTCATTTATATAATAGCATTATCTAATATCTGTATCATATGACGAATCTCACTTCTTTCAAACTTACCCTCAATATTTGCATTATAAGTCTTAAAGGTCAGACTGTACATATCTTTGTCTTCTCTTTTGTCTGTTTTACCTAAGTGATTAATTTTTAAATCGAATTTCATTTTGTTATAAATTTTGCTAGTTCTTTGTATTCGTCTTTCAAATACTCTTTTTCTTTGTATACCTCATCAAAGGTTAGCTTAGTTATACTAGGCAAATCCCTAAATAATTCGTAAGCATAAAAAGTTAATACAGTGCCGTCTTCCAGTTCCATATTAACCTCTCCATTGTTACCACCCCATAGACTAACTGTCTTTTCTATATATATCTGTTTCATATTAATTCAATCTAAATATGTAATACAACGCGTCGTCTATCGTGTGTTCGTATTCGTTACTGTCATAGTGTGCAAAGTGATGACCATAGCCGTCTACGTAACAATTATTTGCAGTCTCTTCCCAATCAATAGCTAACCAGTCTGGTGCTTTAATATCATAGCAATCCTCTACCATTTCTTTAATTGAGTCTACATATATATCCCAGATAAAATCTTCGTGAATAAATCTATACTCTTCTCCGTCTAGCTCTATATAAAAGTCATCATAGTCTGTGTATAGCTTGTCTTCTAATTCTCTAACCTCGTCTCTGTTTATGGTTAGTTCTAATTCTTGTGATATACATTCCAGTACATCTCGCCTTTTTGTTTTTCCCATTGTTTTTAGTGTTCTAATATTTCTATAAATTCTGCGTGTTCTCTACATTCTGAGCATATATCAGTGCCGAGCCATCGGTCTGCACCACAACAGTCAGAAGACTCAAACCATTCCTCGTTAGGTCTGGATTTGTTTCTTATCCATTCTCTTATCGGCCTAGGTAATTTAAATCTCATAACCAACCGTATTTATGTTTAACTTTAATCCACCAACTAGTATGCTGATACTCTTGCTCAGTATATATATGGATTCTTCCGTTCTTGTCTGTTATAGCGTGTAAACCGCTAGGTAAAATTTTGTGTGTCATTTTAGTTATCATTTAATTTGTTGTAAAAATACTCTTCTATTTCTTCTATAAGTTCTTCGTCTGTTACTACTTGTCTGTTCTGCAAGTCGTAAACCTCTAACACTTCTAATTCGTGTGGCTCTGGAGGGTCAAAGTAATTTCCTAGTCTACCTAAAAAATATTTATACTCTACCTCATATTCGTTGAAATTACCGTCTGTGTAATTACTTGTTACTCTTGTCATTTGCTATACGTAAATCAAGGTTATCACTTCTTAGTTTCTGCAACGTTTTGTCTAAAGCCATCTCTCGCATCTCTAGTCTATTAGTATATAAATACATTTCTGTGATACACTTTATAAGATTATTGAATGTCTTGTTGTCTGGTCTAGACTCTTTCCAAGCCACAAGCTGATTGCCTATGACTTGAAAGTTTGCCTCGTATAACTGCTTATCCAACAACTTCATCAGCACCAGATAATTGTTTATACTCTTCTCTTAATTGTAGTAACTGGTCATATAGTTTAGTCTTATTACCTTTAATACCAAAGTAATTCTTAACATCTGTGATTCTCCAGTTTCTGTGTGGCTTAATACCTTTTTGATACAAGCCTAAATCTCGTATACTTACTACTAAGTTATACCAGCCTCTTGTCATATAGCCGTCATTAATTGCGATGACTGCATCTTTTGAAGTCGAATCAGCTACAAACTGACTGTTTAATACTTCTGTTGTTGCGATTAATACTTTACTCATTGTTTTATAGATTATGATTAATATGTAACAAGATAAAGAAAAATAACGATACCAACAAACTTATGAACATTTATTTTTTCTTAAAGTGTTCTTCCCATACGTTTACGTGCGTAGTTTCCTCATACCAATTTACTATACTAGCTTGTTTTTCTGTTAGCATATATACTTCTTTCTTTATTTTACTTCTGTCCCACATTGTAGTCTTTGGACAGTTACTGTTTTCTAAAGTAGGAAGCTCTAATTTATTAAGCCAATACATATAATTTCCTTTAGCATCATTGACAAAGTATATCTTGACTGTGTCGTCTGGTAGGCTCATCAGCTTATCGTACTTTGCCTTTTCCAGCATCTTAGTCTCGTAGTATTTGTTTCTAAACTTCATTTCTATCACGCAATTCAATCCTTTCGGTGTAGTACCTCTTGCATCATAAAACGTGTTTTCATCTCCGCACCATTCTAGTTTCCATCCATCTATATTTAATAGACCAATAGTTGCTTTTTCATATTTATCTACTATATTCATTTAATTTATATAACAAACATTATTTTTAATTTCTACTGATTTTGCAAACCCTCTAATCACTAAATTAGGTTGCGCTTTATTCCACTTTGTTTCAACTGGTACGTTGCACACTATATCATCAGCTCTCATACATTGGTTTTTAAAATGTATAGACATACACTTATATCTCTTATAGTAATGAAAAAAAAATCTATACTCTTTCATTTAACTGGTTTCTCTATACTTAAAAAGTGTTTATTTAATTCATCTATCCATTGTTGCCACCGTTTCTTATTACAACTGCAAGGAATCCAGTATTTCTTGTTAAATACGTCTGCGTAATATCTAGCTACCATTTTAGCTTCGGCACTAGTAGGGTTAGACTTGCTTTCCCTAAACGCTTTCCAATTATCATACTGCTCCCTAGTCATTTTCTTGTGAATTTAAAATTATCTAGTTTTTCTTTACGCTCTTCACAACCGCAGTCTTCTCCCCATATTTTTTTAACTACCCACTCTATACCAGTGAATCTAAATATCTTTTGTAGTGTTGTACCTAATTTCATAGTTGAAACTTTTTTATATTCCACAATTTACTAAAACCCTTTAATGTATCTATTAATGATATCTGTTTTTTACTTTGCTTCCACTCTTTCTCCCAGTAAACACTCTCTACACTACACTTGCTGAGCGGAATATCTTTGTTATCGTCATCAAAACTGTGCGTGACATATAAAACAACTACTTTTTTTGTGTGCCAACTATTCGCAATGCGCTCTAAAACTAACCTTTGTCCAGTAGGAATTTCATTGCCCTTGCGCTTGACCTCCATTAGTATTAAAACTTCATTATCAAACTCTAACACTACGTCAATGTCAGTAGGATGTATATTACCACTCTCTACACCAGTAAAGTCTATGGTCTGCTTTACTTGTTTACTGTTTCTTATTAGGCTCATATGTTTTTTTCGTATATTAATTTTATCTGTTCTTTAATTCTTTTTACTGTGTTATATAATGAGTAGTAACTTATTCCAGTCTCTCTGCTTAATACAGATATTTTTTTGTTGTTGTAAAAAATCTCTTCAAATATAGTTTTGTAGTATATCTTTCTAAGAACGTCACTATCGTATTCAAAAACTCCAGACTCTATACTCAATGTGTTTTTATTGAGCCACTCATTGAGAGCATTGTATTTATCGTCTAACTCTTGACCCTCTATGTAGTCTTCGTCAATGCTATCCTTAATGTTTTCATCAGATATTATAGAGTATTTTTTTTCCTTCCTCTTCAAGTCAAAAACCATATTTCTAAGTATTAAATAACACCCAAAAAAATTTGGCTCATCGCCATTATATAAATAATCTGATTTTGTTAAGTGCATTTTTACGTAAAATTCTTGCACTATATCTTTTGCAGTCTCAATATTGCATCCTAAATCCAAGACGTATCCCACCCATAGTCTTT